TTAAAAATTGGAAAATACTTCATTTTCGTAATGTTTAAAGGAAAAATTCTCAACTAATTCTAATAATTTTTTATCATAATCGTTTTCTTCGCGTATGTAAATCCATTCTTTTTTCTTAGGATTATATACTTTAGGAAACCAAAGATCAACCGTAAAATTAGATTCGTTAAATTTGTAAACAACATTAAACTTAAGAATGTTCATTTGATAATCGATGTCGATTTCATTTTCATTTATTTGGTTTTTGGTTACTTTAAATTCTTTTTTTATTAGAAGTTTAATATACTTTTCTGTTTTTAATCTAACTATATCCTGATCTTGATATCCAAGATAATTATACGTTTTACTCTTATGATATACTCTTGCTGTATCAGTCTGTGCATTTATAGTTGTAAAAAATGTAATTGGCATTAAAAAGAAAAACAGTTTAATTAAAATATTTCTCATGGTGTATTTTTCCTGCAATTTACAAAATGTTACAGCAAATTGCGAAAATTAAAAAAGTACCACAAATATTAATTTTTCACTGCATTGTGTGAAATATTTTTCTATATTTGAAAATGAATGAATGTGGCGGGAAAATGAGGTTTGTGATGATAAAATCTTATTTTTACGATGAATAAAAAATCTATTCATTATGAAAACTAAAATTTTATTATTGACGGCCATCGCTGCCTTAGTCGTTTATTCTTGTTCTTCCGAAACAGATGAAGAAGTACAAGCTCCAGCTGCAAAGCTGAATCTAAAACCATTAAAAACTAGTAATAACAACAATGAAACCTCAAGAACCGGGGATTCCATCAGCTTGATAAGTCCTCAAGCGACTGGTCCAGGTTCGGGATTCGATCCAACAGACCCCAATGACCCAGAAATCGTTCATCCAGGAGATGTTAAACCTCCAAAACCATAAAGTAAAATATTCTACAGTGTCGGCACTGGGATCATTTCTAGTGCTTTACACTGCTTTGTTACCATTTTCTAATAATATTTTAGAAGCATTTTTCCCGGAAATAAAAGAAACTTACATTAAAGTTGCAGATTCTTCTGCGTCAACAGTTATTTGGTGCTTGGGTATGTGTTTGCAAGCTACTTTTATTATAGTTTTACAATTTTTTAAACCTTATATGCTATCATATGCATTCCCTCTTTTTTCTTCTTTATATTCTTCAGCTTTTTATATTTATTATCTCATGGGTGAAAGGCCGAATGAGAATTACTGGTTTTTTTTATATATCATAATAGGAGTTTTACTTTTGATTAGTATTATGTATACAATGCAGTTTTATATGAGAGTCACAAAAGAATCGGATGTTTTAGTGCGAAAAGCTATGTTGGCAATGCTTGAAGATAAACACAGATAAAATGAGGGAAGATTATAGAAAAATAAAAAAGCTCATCGAACGTAATGACTTTTTTTATAAGAAAAATTTGATAAAGAATAGGGAGTATGCGCTTAATAATTTATTATTTGCGGAAAAATTAGATAAAATTCTTCATCAAAAGCAAAGAAATATATTAGATAGTTTTATATCTGATGAGTTTAGTCTTACTAAGTTCAACTTAAGTGTGGCAATTTTAAAAGCAGTACCTAATTAGTACTGCTTTTTTTATTTTCCTTGATATTTACATTATCCTCGGTGTCAATTCCCAAATGAGCTATTATTGCTTTGAAGTAGAGTTGATCTCTTTCTTTCAATATTTTAACTGTGTTTTCCAGATCATCAATTTTATTATAGAGAATCTCCATTTGTTCGTCGTGCGGTTTATTTTTTATAAATGATTTAGATTCTATTTGATTTTCATGAATTTCATTTGTGGATATTAACATTTCACCTTCACCGTGAAGAACCCATAATTTATTTAAATCCGGAAATGCTGGGGCAATCTTGTCATCAAAAGTTGACGGTTTAATACTCTTTCGCATATTGCTAACATAACTCGTGGATAATCCAGCCATCTCTTCGAATTGTTTAATATTAAGATGTTTGTAGTCTATAAAGGCAAGTAGTCTTTCTTTGACTGAGCTTTGTTCATTATTTGCTGTCTGTTCCTTTGATGGCATATGTTTATTTTCTAATTATTAGCAAAGATCGGGATAGTACTCCCTTTAAAAAACCGTTTTTTCACTATTGTTTATAATAGAATAAAATAATCTCGCTGATTATCAAATTGTTATAAAAATGTTATGATTTTGCTCATAATTTATTTTGTTAAATCATAACAATGTTATAAATTTGCTATAACATAATGAAACAACAAAATGTTTTAGCAAAATGAAAAACTCAACAAATATACTAAAACCCAGTAAGATTCGCCCGGAAGTTTTTCGTCAGATCATAGAAGATTATGATTTGAGAAAAAAAATAGCAGATGAAACTCGTAATCGGGAAGTAACCGTTTCGGGATGGGCTTACCGGGAGTCGGAAAAAGTTCTGAACTATTTTGTGATCAACATTATTAAGGAACACACCGGTTGGTCAGATAGCCAGCTATTTCAATAATTGCATTATGAGCATTCTTAGGAAAGAAATTCAGGCATTGCGTATGAAGCAGCTTAGAATCGAAAAGAAGCAAAAAAGAGATAATGCTGAAGTCTGGAAGGTGATCGAAGCCCTGGAAATACTAACGCTGGAGAGTACCGGAGTGGATGCCGGATCAAAAGTTTTTATCGCGGCCACCAAAACAATGGGAAAGAGGGGATTAAAGTTCGTCCCAAAAAATAAAAACTAAACACTTCCGAGAGGGGATTCTTATTCGAATATATTATTGTGTTGGATAATATTTTTCAAAAAGCAAGAAGAGTGGCCGATCAGCGCAGACGTCGAAGTGTTTTTAAGATATACATTTCTATTTAATTTGAAGTTTGGTAGTTCATTGCTGTGAAGCCCTGATCTATGTTTTTTACAGCTCGTTTTTGAGCATTCATGGTTATTAGTTACCCGGCTGTTCACTGTCGGCCGGGTTTTTTTTCAAAAATCAATTAAAAATATATGCAATACTCACCTAAACTAAAATCTGTGATGGAACAGATTAAAAAAATCCTGAAAGAAAATGACATAGCAGGATTTGTCGTTCTGCATGACACTCCTAATTTTTCAGAATATCTAAATTTTATTACGCCTTCTTACTCGTGTGCGAAATTTGAAGGAAGTCAAATAAGATTTTCTGCAAAAGCTTCTGAGCTCGGAAAAGAAAAAGCCTTTAAACTTCAATCTGACACCTATAATATGATAACACATTTTGCTGATGTTATCGGCATGAACGCTTTGAACTACATGCAGGTTAAAGATTTTTTACAACAAAAATTAAACGGTGAAGATGGCGACAGTTCTCATTCTTCACATTCAGAACAAAATAATTAAAAACAATATTATGCAATCACAAGATTTAAATGTACTCACTGGATCATGGGATATCCAAGATTTGAAAAATCCACAATCTATGATCAATAGCATTAGAATGAGTGTATTACCTTCTACTGGAAGACCTGTAACACAGGATGATATTAAGAAAGCTGCGAAGGTTAAAATTCCAATACCTGAAGAAATGCTAATTGAAGTCAGAAAAACAATTCACCATTATGAAACTTTAGGGAAGTCAAGAAGGTGGATTCGCCGATACATTAAGAGAAAATTTAATATCACTGAATACTAAAATTAATTATTATGAGAAACGACACCGAAAGAACAGTCTTCTTCATCATCCTGATTGCATTTATGGCACTTGGAATCTTAGCGATCGACGTGACGCTTTACTTTTTTACAATCAATAAATAATATACAATTATGTCAAAACCATTATCTTTCTACGGACAGCTGAACTATACCAAAATTAAAGCTGCCTTAAGTTACGGCCACATCAGGGCTCAGAGAATAAATACCAAAAACGGCGAAGAAATCGTATTCGATATTAATGTCTGGGTACACGATGAAGCTGACGAGTTCAACAACAATGCGGCAATTCAGATGTCGCTTACGAAGGAAGCTTTTGAAAATAATGTCAAAAACACGCACTACATCGGTAATCTAAAATACAAAGTTCCGACGGCCACTGAAGTCACGACTGAGGATATCAAGAAACACGTCGATAATGACGAAAAGGATTTCAAATTCTGATCATGACTGCTGAAGTAAGGAAATTTGTTGATTCTTATCGGGAAAAGCCAATTCCTGTAATAACAGTCAAAGAGTTTATCAAGCAGCATAATCATGAGATATGGAGAACCTGCTTCGATTGCCTTCATCATTTTGATCTTAGGAATGAATTAGAGATCGACAGATGTCCGAAATGTAAATCAAAAAATATAAAATAATCATGAAAACAAAATCATTTAATAAGCATTTAAAGCGCCACATATTTGATGGACGTATCACAAGCTTTTCCGAAATAATAGATGATTCCATTACGCGTCCATATTACAAAGAATTAAAATGGAAAGATGGATCCACCATGAACACGGAATGGCAGTATGAAAATTTCAGACATGGAATAACTGAAGGAGATTATTTCTTTTGTTATGCGAAATCTAGTAATGAGAGAAATGTTCTACAGGATATAGGTATTCGTTCGGATCATACTATATCAAGATCAAAATTTAAAAAAGATGAAATTCTTAGAATAAAGACAAATGATATGTACAAGTATCCTAAAGAGGATGGCTTGGAAGCGTTTTTCATTAAAATTATTAATGCAGAGTGTATGATAGTAGAAAACACTTTTTGGTGGAATTATAAATTCGAAAAGATTGACTCTCCAAATATAATCTAATATGAGCCATCAAATTAAAAACCTGAAAGAACAGATCAAGAAAGCTTTTGACGGAGTAGAATCTTCAGAATTTTTGGAACAGCAGATCATAAAAGGTAAAAGCCGGTTGTCTGATATTTTCGTCGAATATATGCGGAAATACCCTGAAAGTAATTTCCGAGAATGGTCAGAAAAACTAATTGAGCAGCATAATATTAATTCGGTAGTTCCGGAAGAAATCACTGCGGTTGGCATTTCCCTTTTAGCATTAGATGCTTTGGAACATGATATTACCGATACCTACGTGAATTCGATAAAATCACAGCATAAAAACTGATTACTACATGAAACGCATTAACGCCCTCCAGTATAAAAAGTTGGTGAAATTCTGTAAAGACATTTTCCGCGATCGGAAGTTCATCACAAAACGACAATTCAATTTACTGATTCAGCAGAATCTTTCACAGATGTCAACACGTTACAGGCGTTATATGCTCGATCTGGAATTGATCAAAGAAAAGAACCGGGTGATTGTCCCAGGTGATCTGCTGATTCATTTTAAGCTAATCGATTACCAGGCGATGACAAGGCTAGAAAGATCAGGATCTGTAAAAATATACGATAACAAAAAAATATTATTTACACCGGCCAATCCGGAAGCGAAATTTAGTTTTCCAGATCATTGGATCGTGGAAAGCAAAGTAAGAGGAGTTTTAATTTTTAATGTGAAATAGGAAATGATTTTAACAAGACTTGGAAATAAAAGAAAAATGGCAAAGAATCTTGCTCATTATTTCCCGAATCACAAAATGCGCATCGAGCTATTTTTTGGTGCAGGGGGTAGTTTTTTTTACTTGCCTAAACCACAGTACGCTATATTGAATGATTTGGATGATGATGTTTACAATTTATATATGGTTGTATTACGTGACAGTGAAGGGTTAAAGAATGAGATACTTCGTGTGCCTCTGTCTGAAACACTCATAAAGTACTGGAGATCAAATCGTGAAAATTCTGAGATGATGCGTGCCGTAAGATTTATCTACTTGTCAAATTTTACTTATATGGGTAAAGGAGATACACTTCGATTAGGATTGGATAATGCTAAACTTACATTGATAGATAATGTAGATAAAACACTGCTAGATCTTAAAACCGCCAAAATAACCAATAGAGATTTTAGGGATGTTCTACCTCGGATATCCTTTAGTAAAGGGGTGAATGACAAAAGTAAATGCTTTCTGTATCTTGATCCTATATATCTTGAAACAGAACACTATTATAATGTTCCAACTTGGTCAAAAGACGACACTGTTGATTGTTTAGAAATAGTCGCTACTTCAGGTATTCGAAGTGCTATGTCCGAGTTTGCTCATCCGTTTGTTTTGGAGGAGGCAAGAAGAAGAAATTTGATAGTTATTCCTGTGAAATCGAGAGCAAACATTAAGAATAGGCAAACTGAGATTCTTATCACAAACTATGATTCACCTAATCTTTTTGAATAACCATGAGCTACATTAAAAAAGAATTCATTGAGCGCCTGATATCCGATGCGGATATCGTACAGGTATTCAGCTCGAAGGAAGATTCCCTTAAGAAAAGAGGTGTGAACTATTTCTGTATTTCGCCTTACAATTCTGAAAAGTCGGCTTCATGTATGGTTTCACCAAAAACGCAGACTTTCAAGGATTTCTCAAGCGGCAATTCCGGGAATGTAATATCGTATCTGATGCATAAATCAGGGATAAGCTTCACAGAAGCTGTGGAGGAACTGGCTAGGATGCAGGGAAAAACTGTTGAGTATGAAAAGCCGGAAGTTGCGGAAAAACAAAAACAGAAGCAGGCCGTTGAAAAAGATCTTCGAAAATATATCCAGGCAATTTCGAAAAAGTTCCAGGAAGAGCTGGAGAAGCTTCCTTCGGATCATCCGGCATGGCAAGAAATAAATAAGAGAAAGTACACCGATGAAGAAGTAAAGTTTTGGGAGCTTGGATATGCACCGGGGAGCGGTTTTATGTACAGTTTGTTTTCGGAAATAGGATCGGTGGAAGTTGGAAAGAAGCTGGGGCTGATCAATGACAAAAATCAGGATAAGCTGTGGGACAAATTGATTTACCCAATATACGATGACAGAGCAAAACTGATCGGTTTTGCATCACGCAAACTGGATGAAAATCCGAATTATGCGAAATGGATGAATCCCTCGGAGAATGATCTGTATCATAAATCAACACAGCTTTTCGGATTGCATCTGGCCAAAACAGCAATCATCAAGGAAAATCGCGTTTATGTTGTGGAAGGTTATAATGATGTTATCGCATGGCATAAGTACGGCATTGAGAATACGGTGGGTATCTGCGGAACCGCTTTCACGGTAAAGCAAATGGAAATGCTGAAGAAATACACCACGAAGATTACTTTATGTCTGGATGGAGACAAGGCTGGCAAGGCTAAGATATCTGAATACACGCAGCATTTATTAAGATTGGGATTCGGAGTTGAAGTGTGCGTTCTTCCAGGCGGATTGGATCCGGATGACTATAGCCGAAAATTTAAAACATTCCCGGCAGTATATCACGCCAACGGAAAAACGGAAAATCAGATTTCCCTGGAAGAAACCCTTCAGAGTTTTACGCACAACGGCTTTGAGTATCTTATGGGAGATATGATTCAGGGGGATGAACTGGACCGAAATAACGGAATCAAGGAAATAGTAAAAACAATCACTAATATCGGGGATGCAGGTTTACGAAACATTTACACAGATAAACTGGTAAAAGAAGCAAAGCTGAAGCCGGCCGTTGTGAAATTGTTATTCAAAGAGCAGGAAGCGGAGAAAGTTAAATTTCTAAATGCCGGCAGTGAGAAGTTCCAACTTCCGAAAGGTATTACCATGACGATTGAAGAAATAGAACCGATTGTTGATCAGTACGAACTTTTGATCGATAATAATCAGATCTACATGGTAGACGACATGAGCTGGCCTATTTATTTTCGTTCGGTTTCGAATTTTAGTATTGAGATCCTGCAGCACATGAATGATGACAAATTTGCGAAGAAGCTGCTGAGCGTTTGTAATGTAAGAGGTCAGGAAAGAATTTTCGACGTGCCGGCCAATACTTTCAATGCGCCACAACGATTCAAGGATTGCCTGGCTGATCAGGGAAACTACCGGTTTGACGGAAATCAGAAAGACCTGGATAAATTAAATGCTTATTTGACCGATAATATGGGAATAGGAAGGAAGGTCGACGTGTTGGGATGGAATCCGGAAGGCTTCTTCTGTTGGAATAATATTGTGACGGTTCCGGGAAAGTCTTCCATTCCAATCACCAAAGATGGAATCTTCCATTTTGATGGAAATACGTACTATGTTCCATCCGCTAATGAAATCTACAAGACCAATCCGTATAAGTATGCAAAACAAAAGAAAATCGTTTTAAAAACCGCTGAGTTCAATATCGAGGATTATTTGTCGCAAATGTATAAGGTACACCGCGAATTCGCGATCCCTGGGATTTTATTTGCGTTCGCAACGGCGCACCAAGACATTATCTTCGACGTGGCTAAAGGTTTTCCGGAATTCTTCCTGTACGGACCGGCATCTACCGGGAAAGACCAGTTATTCTCATGTATCAAAAGAATGTTCGGATTGACGGAAACCGATTTGATTTCGTTGGAAAACGGGCAATCTACGGGAAAAGGAAAAATCAGGTCATTTGCTGAGACGTCGAATATGGTGGTGCATTTATCAGAGTTTACGAACGCTATGAAAGATAACGTAGGAATGTTGAAGGAACTCTGGGGGAAAAACGGGTACACGGTCGGAACGATGGAATCAAAAGTGTCTACGGATACGGTACCGATTCTTTGTTCTGTAATGATTACCGGTAATGAGTATCCGAATGATACAGCGCTTTTATCCCGGCTTATTTTCGGGGAAATGACCAAGAATACATTTAATGAAAAAGAGGTCGAAGAATACAAGAAACTGGCCAAAATGCTCACGGAACCGATTACGAGTTTCATGGACAAAGTGATCTGGGAACGCGGAGCTTTTGAGGCGAAGTTTGCCGATAAGTTCAACCTCTGGAAGAAAACACTGAGCGCACGTAAACCATTCGAAAAAACGATTGACAGGATTATAACGAATTATGCCGTATTAGGAGCGACATACGATGTGCTGCGGGAAGTAAATGCATTTGTATTTCCGTTTAGCCTGGATGAAATGCTCAGAACCTTTGACACGTTCGTGACTAATCTAAGAGCGAAGATATCCAGCGCAAGCATATTCATCAAATTTTGGGATTTATTCCTGCTTGGATTACGCGGGAACTCAACATCACACTTACGAGAAGGAAGGGATTTCCGCATCGAAGGTAATATACTGAGCATCCAGTTCACGAACGTATTTCTGAACGTGCAGAAAGAATGGTTTCCGAGGTTTTCAGAGAGCTGCCCGGGCAGAAGGACCTTTGAGGACGAGATTAAGAAAGAAAGCTACTTTGTGGGACCTGCCAAAATGAAGCTGGAAATTGAAACGCTGGAAAATGGCAAGCTGATCACGAAGAAAACATCAGCATCGGTCTACAAGATCGATTTAAGCAAGATGCCGGAGGAAACGAGGGAAAACATTGAGAGTACGATTTACTGGCAAAGACAAAGCAGAAATGCCAATGGCGACCTTTTTCACGATTCCCCTGCAACCCCTGATCAAGAGAATGAGGAAGAGAATAATTCGGCGGGATCCGGAACCTTAGATTTTGCTTTTTAATTTTTTATTTAAAAAAAATAATTCCCATAAAGGCATATTTCAGGATTCAACGGATTCAACTTTTAAAAAAGTAATGTAAATCAATGATTTAAGTTAAAAATAAGCTTTAAAAAGTTGAATATAGAGTTGAATACGGTTGAATAGGGTTGAAAATAGGATTTGTGAATTCAACCGAATTCAACCAGTACAAAATATAAGTAATTGAAAATCAAAGCAGTTGAACGGTTGAATCCGAAACTGTTGATTTTACCCACAAAACTCAAAATAAAAAAAATATTAACTAAAATTTTTAAAAAAATGGAAACATTAAAAATTCAAATTCCGGAAGGCTTCACCGTGGAGGCTTTCGACAAGACTACCGGGGAGATTGTTTTGGCTCCGAAACCAGTAGACATTAAAGAAAGTATCAAATGTATCGATGATGCGATCAAAGAGTTGGGAGATGATGATCCTGAAGTACTTGATTTGTTGGTTTTGCAAAAATACAATGTATCAGATCATATTCTTTACAATCAAATGTTGGTTGTTATCGTCAAAGCTTTGAACGAGGGCTGGGTTCCAGATTGGCAAAATGATGATGAGTGGAAATATTTTCCGTATTTCTATATGGATGATTCGTCCTCGCCTGGTCGGTTCTCGTTCTACGACTCCGGTGCTCAGTTCTCGCTTTCGAATGTCGGCTCTCGCCTTTGCTTTAAATCACGCGAACTTTCAGATTATGCAACCAATCAATTCTTAGAAATTTATCAAAAAGTATTCACAATTTAAAATCAAAAAAAATGACTATTACAGAGAAAATCAAAAATTTTGATGATGTTTTAAATTATCACAACATCCAAAAAGAAGACTTTGAAAAGAAAGTCGAAGATCTTACAGCTGACGAAAAAGCCTATCAGCAGATAAAATTAATTGCTTCAGCACTAAATGAAGGCTGGGTGCCGGATTGGAAAGACTATGATCAGTGGAAGTATTACCCGTGGTTTGATATGGACGAATCGTCCTCGCCTGGTCGGTTCTCGTTCTACTGCTCCGATGATCTGGGCTCGCTTTCGACTGTCGGCTCTCGCCTTTGCTTTAAATCAAGGGAGTTATGCAGATATGCTGCCGAAACCTTCTTAGAAATCTACAGAGAATTTTTCACCATTAAATAAATTATCATGATACAAGAAAAAATTAAAACGTTCGAAGATGCCTGTACATCTTTAAATATCAGTTCAACACTTCCTGAATTTTCAGGAGTTCCGGAGAACTTAGTAAAATCTTTAACAGCGCATTACAAATTATGCATTATCACGGAAGCTTTGAATGAAGGCTGGACTCCTGACTGGTCAAATGGTGAATGGAAATATTTTCCATACTTCTATATGAACGATTCGTCCTCGCCTGGTCGGTTCTCGTTCGGCGACTCCGGTAATCTGCGCTCGAATTCGACTGTCGGCTCTCGCCTTTGCTTTAAGTCGGAAGAATTATCCGACCATGCAGCAGAACAGTTTACGGATATCTACAAAGACTATTTTGTAATTGAATAATTAAAAATCCGGTTGTGCAGTATTTGAGTTTTCTTTCGTCCTCGCCTGGTCGGTTCTCGTTCAACAACTCCGATAATCAGAACTCGAATTCGAATGTCAGCTCTCACCTATGCAAAAAATTAAATACTGCAGACCATAGCACTCGCTAAAAAACGACATACTTTCCAAAGGGCGTTGGTAGGAATTCCGAAGGCGACTTTTTCCAAAGCAAAGCTATTTCTATGAAAAGATTAAACAACATATTTCAACACATTACCAGTGTTGAAAACCTAAATACTGCCGATGCAAAAGCGCAAAAAGGCAAAATAAAACAATACGGCGTCAAAGTTCACAACAAAAACCGGGAGCAAAATATTCTGAAGCTTCATGATATGCTAATCAGCAAAACGTATCAAACTTCTGAATACGATATTTTCAAAGTTTGGGAACCAAAGGAACGCGACGTTTACCGATTACCATTTTTCCCGGACCGAATTTGCCATCATGCAATTATGAATATTTTAGAGCCTATTTTCGTGGCGTGTTTTACCGCGGATTCTTACAGTTGCATTAAGGGCAGAGGAATTCATAAAGCTTCATTTAACCTACGGAGGGCGCTAAAGAAAACACGTGAATCTCAATATTGCCTGAAGCTTGATATCAAAAAGTTTTACCCAAACATTGATCATGAGATCTTAAAGACTTTGATCCGAAGAAAATTTAAAGATCAGGATCTCCTCTGGCTTATTGATGAAATCATAGAAAGTGCTCCGGGGCTTCCGATAGGAAATTATCTCAGTCAGTATCTGGCAAATTTTTATCTCACTTATTTTGATCACTGGATTAAAGAAACTTTAGGAATTAAACATTACTTCAGGTATGCTGATGACATTGTTGTTCTTCATTCAGATAAAGAAGTTCTACATAATATCTTCAGAGAAATTAAAAGTTACCTTCAAAATAATCTGAAATTACAGGTAAAAGAGAACTGGCAAATATTTCCAGTGGAAAAGCGGGGAATTGATTTTGTCGGATACGTTCATTATCACACGCATGTCAGATTACGCAAATCAATTAAAAAGCGGTTTATCCGGATGCTGAAAAACAGACCAAATCTGCCTTCCATGGCATCTTACAACGGCTGGTTGAAACATTGTAATTCGAGGAACTTAATGAAAAAGCTGATGACTGATGTTCAACTTTAAAGATTTAGGAATAAAACCGAAGGAAAACTTATTTACAGGCAAGAAAATAGAAATTGACGATGTTTTGAATATTGAAATTATAGTTGAAGGATTTAAGATTGAGGACTCAAAAAAGAAACACGGAACAAAGTATCTCACTTTACAGATTGAAGTGGAAGAAACAAAAAGGATTGTCTTTACCGGATCGAAAAATCTGATGGATTTAATTGGCCAGGTTCCGAAAGATAAATTTCTTTTTAAAACAATTATAAGAAAGAACGATAAAAGATTAGAATTCACATGAGATTTTCAACACATAATATAATTAGAAGCCAAAGTAATCCAATATTTGAAGAAATGGCAAGTAAAGCAATAGGATTTTCACCTTTGGTATTTTGTGAGTTCTTCCAGGGAATGGAAGTCCTCCAAGTAAAGGGCGAAGAAACGAAAGAACACATTTTCGGAGTGTACGCTGGAGGTCGTTTGGTTGGAACTCTTTATTTTGGAGATTTGTACACAGAAAATCAACTGCAACAGATCAGATCAGAGTATTTTCCGGAATTGTGGGATCATATCAGCATATTTGAAAATGAGAAATCCGGAGTATGGTACAGCAAACTTGATCATTCGCAGTATGCTTTTGTCCTGGAAAATCCAAATATCATAAAGAAAATATCATAACATGTCATTAAGCATTCAAATACCGGTGAATTCTGCTGTAAAAAAGTACCTGGAAATAAAGCTTGGAAAGAACTATAATCTTTGTACAGATGACTGGTTTGGGATTATTGTCTACAATTTTCTAATTAATAAGACCAATAAAAATTTCAGCATTACCCCGAAGATGCGTGATCAGAAAGAAATCTTCTTCGAAGTCACGTTGTCAATCGGGCAAATCGAAAAGGCAGGCATTTATCTTACGGAGAAGCAAATTTCGTCGATCAATAATATTGTGGAGAAGATCTTCCGGGAAGAAATGTATTATTCAGCAATCGTTAATAAGAACATATACTCGATCGACTATCGAATTACGATCAATAATATTCTTGACGCCTATGACATCACTGAAGAGGATCTGCCATTTGACACGCTGATAAAAGATTTCGATCGGAAAAAAGGGAATATCGTTCCGAATCTTTATTTCTAAATAAAAATGCTTTCCCTAAAAAATCCAAAAAATGCAGAGTTTTACAAATAGACCTGAGAGTTTCATTCGAGAACTTACCGGAATTTTAATTTTCGATAAGTCGAAAATGTCTTATCTCGATCAGCTACGAGGAAAATTTCCTGATCCCGATGATGCTTTATACAGGTACAAAGTTCTTCCGGATGACGTAGACCGGAGTATTCCGACACAGTTTGCCGGAGGAAATCCATATTATTCACCAGATATTACAATCAGTTTAGTTGATCTCACTGTGGCAAACCGTGAACAATGGTACGATAACTTTAACCGGTTTAATACGTTTGCCGTGATTCTGGTTTCGAACACGGAGATGATGATGCTGGGAAATGATCGTTTTCCGTTGAATATTACAGTAAGCGATAATATGACTGATGACGGCTCAGGAACTGATTATTTTTCTCTGAGAATATACGGAGATACCATTATTCAGCCCAAAGTACATAAGATAGTACCTAAATTCAAAGTCCTTTTCTTCATTCCACCCATCCTATAGCTTTGTCCGTGAAATCAATACGATGCACGGAATAAACCAATATCTGAACCAGCCTATGATGATAGAGCAGAATTACTTAATGTCTGTTCTATCATCTTTGGTTTTAGGTTTCAAAACAAATTCATTCGAAAGTTCCGAAAAGATCAACGAAAAATTCCTGGGTAAAATAGAATCTCACATGAGTTCCATGGAAGCTACCGGTGCCACTCGCTTTCCGGTAGTCATTAATATTATCGGTCCGATCATTAAGTATTCTGATTGGTACTATACAGGAACACAAACAATTCTGAATATCTGTAAATTTTTAGAGATTGATGATCGCGTTTCTGGAGTTTTATTCAATATCGATTCCGGAGGAGGAATGGGAGATGGTACCGGCGAGCTTGCAGATTATATTTTCAATATGAAAACGCCTACCATTGGATATTCTAATGGTTATGTATGTTCAGCCGCCGCTTACTTATTTGCCGCCACAAAACTCAGAATCCTAAATCCTTATGCAAGTAAGATCGGATCCTTCGGTACTTATATTCCTTATGCAAATTATGACGGGATCTACGAGAAATTAGGAGCTGTCATTAAGGATATCTATGCAACCGATTCTCCGGAAAAAAATATTGCCTGGAGACAGATGGTGGAAAACAACAATCCCAAACTTTTTGAAGAGATGGCCACCGATTTTAACAAACAATTCCTCGGAGATGTTAAGCGGTTTTATGGAAAGGACCTGAAGGATGACGGAAAAGTTTTTCAGGGAGCTGTCTATAATCCTGATCAGGCTTTAGAGATAGGTTTGGTTCATGATCTTGCAACGATTGACATGGCATTACAAAATTTTTAAATCAATGAAATATCCAAAATTAACCTCTTTTTTCGGTATCGCGACATTAAGTTTCCACTCTTCAATGATGGGAAAAAATCATGTTCGTCTGACCGAAGAGCAGTGCCAGCAGCTTGAAGATCACTTCGCTGAAGAAAAGCCTGCTGAAAATCCTGAAGAGCTTACTCAGCTGCAATCGAAGTTTGATGCGCTTCAGGAAAATTATAATGCTTTAGAAACTTCGAATAAAGGTCTTTCTACCGCGATTGAAACTGCACTTAACCTGAATGGACTTAAGACAGAACTTGGTGAAACGGCAACCAGCGAAGAGGCTATCGCGCTTCTGGGGGAAAAGTGCAAGGAATATGGAAATTCAAACAACAGACATTCCCTTCCTCCAAATAACGGAATTACGCCTCCGGATAATGGCCTTATCAATGGTGTAGTAGATATGAACGATCCTCATAATCAATATTAATAACAATGTCAGATAACTTAGATTTAGAAAAAATTTCGAACGAAATTGTTCGATATGGTAAACAAAATCCATTAGAACTACAGAAAACGGTTCTATCTTCGGATATTGTTGTGAATAAGCTTAATCCTACACCGCTAGGAAATGTTAAGGGAAAGTGGACATTTCCGGTCTTATTAACCGGACATGTTGTACAGGCGTTTTCAGATAAATGGACTCCCTTCGGTAGAGCTCAGTTTGAGACAAAGGTCGCAAAAAACTATCATCAAAAGTTAAATTTTCCTGTTAATCCATATGATGCTTATGGAACTTGGATTGAAGATAACTATCATGAAGAAAAAACTCCTGCTGAGCAACCCATTTCAAAGTTCATCATGGAAACAGTATTGCCTCCTTTGATCATTAATGATCTGAGTATTTTATCCGTAAGCGGTGTTTATGATCCTGCCCAAGTTGGATCTCCTACCCCTGTTTTTGGCAAATCAATGAATGGTATTAATAAAATCATATCTGATATGGTTGCAGATACTGTTAATCCGGTTTTCAAAATTCCTACAGATGCTGCAGATAATATTGTAGATAGAGTAACTGCTTTTGAAATGGGTCTTCCTGAAAATGTAAAAGTTGATTTTATTGTAGTTTCGATGGCAGAATTTAAAGAGTATGTTTCCTTAAGAGAAACTCCTTCTGATAAATATATTGACTTTAACGATCCAACAAGAGGAAAAACGAAATTCGGAAGAACCATTATTGGTATTCCGGGCAGAACTTCAGGACAAATTACCTCTTGGGTTGCTGGTAATTTCTGTAGGATGTATGACCGTAAAACAAATCCAGCGCAGATTGATATGGTACAAATTCAAGACTATCTGTTAAAGATTTTTTCTCAGTGGCACTTGGGTTACGATTGGGCTATCAATCAGTATGTCTTCGTTGAAACTCAAAATGCTGATGATGAACGAGGTCTGAATAATGCTGAATGGAATGCATTGTACTATCCTGGTGAATATTTAATTGCATAATAAAAAACTTATGTCAGGAACAAATAAAAAGGCTACTCCTCTCACCGAGGAGCAGCTTTCCGAAAAAGATGCTCGACTGCAGGAGCTGGAAGATAAATTAACAGCAGATCGTGAAGCACTTGATCAGGAGAAGGCGGAATTTGAAAGTTGGAAAGCTGAACAAGAAGCCGAATTGGAAAAGAAAAAATCAGATCTTGATGAACTTGAACAAACTTTGCTGAATACCGAAGGTGACGAAAATGTGTTAGACGAGCCGGAACCAGGCTTAGAATTCAAGTTTGAAAAAGATAAGTTCAAATTCAAAGATTCTGCTCCTAAGAATCTGAGAATTGGTGGTAAAACATTATCACAGGAGGAAATCGTAAAAGATAAAGATCTATTGCAGATAATTATCAAAACAACTCACATCGAAAAAATTAAATAAGTTATGGCAGACGAATTAGAACCATGTTTTGGTGATATTACGGTTGAAAATATCAACAATTGTCCGAACGACGAGATTGTGGCCGGTATGGCAACAAAATTATATTATATCCTGGAACCGCACTTGGCTACTTTTACAAAGCCGCCAAAAACTGGTTCATACGAAGAACGTGCTACGATTCCTTCGACAGGATTAGTTCCAGAAACTGGTAAAGGGTGGAAAAAAATTGATGCTTTAGTCAATAAAAATCAGTTGCAGAACCTAACAGTAGGTAGCCGCGGAAATAAGAAGCTGAAAGGTCAGCTGGATGTTTTCATCCCAGGTTTCAAGAAGAAGTTGGTTGGATTCCAGAATACGCACCTTAATACTCGATTGATTTTCGGAATGCCGGATTCTTCAGGTCAGATGTGGATTATTGGCAATAAGGATAACCCTTCATTCTTCGAAAATCTTACGCTTGCCTCCGGAGATACCGATGAAGCGGATAGCGGATTGACTGGACAAATAATGGCCAACACGTCAATCTATGCTTATGACGGTGACTTAACAGTACTTGCAGATCCTTCAACTCCGTAATTATGAATGAACATATTATATTGGCAGTTCCGAAAGGCTCACAGGTACGATCCGGAAACGGTACAGTTACCACGATTAATGAAGTTCCGGAGAATGCATTAGATCTTATTGAAGCGGGCGTTACCTGGTTAATCTTTAAACAATCGGCCAAGGAGCCTCTTAAGAAACTTTCTGAAGAAAAGCTTAATAAGCTCATAGAAATGCGCAGGTCTCAAAAGCTAAGACATGACGTAGCGATACTCGAAATGGCTTTAGCTGAGAAAAAATCAGTAAAAGACAAAAGTCCTGAAGCAAACGAAAAAAGCTCAAAGTAATAGTATATTTTTTTAATGGTGTTAAGCCTTTCTCTATGGAGAGAGGCTTTTTAAATACAATGAATCGGGATACTCACAAAAAGTTATACGAACATTACCTATCTCATGGAGGTGATGCTAAGAAAGTGCAATTGTACAAATCTTTTAGTATGGCCAATCACGCCAAACTGAAGTACTTTGTGAAGCAGTTAAATGTCGTTCCTAAAGTTGAACCCGAACATCAACTTCCAAAAAAGGAAATAATCAAATCCATTAAGGAACGAAAGAGTATATTCTCTGATTTGATTTCGAATTATCCGAAAGAACTACATGTAGCATTTAAAGATCGATATGATTATTGGCTGAATGCCTGTAGTTTGAAAATCGAATTGAACGAGGTTCATTATTCTGATGAAGATACGGCTTATGAAATTCAGGCAAAACTTTGGGATTGTTTAGAAAAAATGGATCGCTGCCAGGAAGTGCTTACACATTACCGGGAAAACAAGAGAATATTGGAAACAAAATCCACTGCTGATTTTTCAAAATTGTCAGCTATGGAACTATTAAAGAAAAGAAATTCTACCAGGTCCAATATCACAAAACGTAAATCAACCATCAAAAAATTGGAAGAACTACTCCCTAAACATACTGATCCAGCTTATCGAAAAAGATTACACCAAATAAACTTAAAAATCGAGCAGCTGCGTAAGATAGAGAATGAATTAAAATCCCTGGAAGAAGTTATTAACAATGTCCTTTAAATAGCCCTTTTGATGGGCTATTTTCGTATTATGGAAGTTGCAAAATTCACCCATAACAACTTATTACAGCGTCTAAAAAATAATTACATAGACGATGAAAATTTTCCTTTAAAACCGGCTGATCTCATAAAGAAAAATCTTTTTGAGAAAATATGGTCTATGCGCGTAAACAATAAATTTCAGCAACATGATATTATTACCATTCTTATGCGGTCAAAGGATCGTGGGGGTGAAGGTTTAAGCCGTTCAACGGCATATCTTAATTATCAAATGTCACAACAGTTATTCGGAGAACTTGATTTAGTAAATGCTGCTGCTGAAAGAGCTGTTGCAAGAGCCACTTTTCATGACTTATATACTAAGGCGTATAAGCTTGGCGATTTCAAAACCGCCAATAAAGCTTACGAAAACTATGTGAAATTAATTCCTGAAGATAAAAGCGGTGAAATTGATCCTGAAATGCTTAAGGCTTCAGTATATCGTCAGGTGCTTCCTCCAGCAGTTAAGAAAATGTTCCGTAAAGCGGCTGAACGTGGGGTAGTTGACCTGATGTTCCTGAGTGCCGAAGATGTCGAATTTCAAGAAGTAGATAACGAAGAGGAGGAAGATAATGAGTAATTTCTCATCATATAGGATGCCGGTTGTGAATGTATCGCATAACCTGATGCAGGCAGCGGTTTCTGAAGCTATCAAAGATGGAGTTCCGGAAATCGATGTCGAAGCAGCAAGGGGCGCGGGCAAATCTACTGTCTTAGGAAAGAAAATTAAGACCAATGTTAAGGAAATGCCTAAATCTACGGGCGTGGTTGTTGGTGAAACATTCGTTCAGATTAAGACCAGAACGTTGGCATCAACAAAAGAAGGCCTTAAGATGTACGGCCTTCACGAAGATATTCATTATGTGGTAGGTAAATGCGGTAAGAATTACGGTTTTGAAATGCCTTTTCAGGCTCCAGATTCTTGGCAAAACGTCATCCACTTTTTCAATGGAGCTATTGCTGTTTTCGTCTCTTTGGATAATCCCAATTCCGGGCGTGGTTTGAATGCTTCCTGGGTTGTCGGAGATGAAGCAGCATTGCTTGATTATACCAGGCTATTTAATAACGTTCTGACAACGAACCGAACTGTTAAGGCTGAATTTAAGTATGCTAAATCATTGAATTCCGTGATGTTCGTTTCCTCTGTTGCGATGACCAGGAAAGGAGAATGGTTTACCGGAAGGGATGCTCTGAGCCAGAAGCATCCGAAGAAATATAGATTTATTAAAGCAAATGCATACGTGAATGCTCATAACCTGCGCAAAGGTTGGATCGGAGATATGAAGCGTGAAGCTTTATCTCAGATCATCTTCAATGCTGAGATTATGAATATCAGGCCGCGCGGTGTGCAGGATGGCTTCTATCCACAGCTTAAGCTTAAACATTATTATCAATATCAAGATGATATCGATTTGCTCGGTGGCGTTACCGAAGGTTATACTCCTTCTTGTAAGTATGATAAGGATCTAGTCCGGGGTGTGCCTATTGACTTTAACCTAGACTTTGGTGGGAAGATCAACTGCGGTACCGTATCTCAATACCTGAAGTCTCAGCATCAGATAAACTTTATCAAAGAGTTCTTCGCTAAGGCAGTCGATGGAGAGAAACTCAGTGATCTGGTTAAGAAGTTCATTGATTACTACGAGCCGCATAAGGCCACATGCAATGTTGTCAATCTATATCATGACAGATCAGGATATAAAGAGGAAGCGAACTCAAAGACCACTTTAGCGGAAGATGTAGAGAATCTACTACGGAAAGCCGGATGGAAAGTTATCAACCAAACGCCGAACACCAATAACCCCGGGCATATCCTTAAGTATCGATTAATTGAAACGATACTTAGTGAAACTGATCACGAACTTCCAATTGTACGTATCAACGAGGACCGCTGTCCTAATCTTATTATATCGATGGAGAATGCCGAAGTTACGCATAAGGATGGATTCGAGAAAGATAAGAGCAGTGAGAAGTCGAAGACCTTACCCCAGGAACATGCCACTCACTTCTCCGATACATTCGACTACCGCTTATACTGGGGGTTCGGGTCAGTTATTGATCCTGCGTACTCGTCATCCTTGCTGATCACAAACCTTTAACTTATCGTTACCCTATGAAAGCCCTGAAACGGGCTTTTTGTGGTATATGCCGGGGCGCGGACCGGCCGGATCCTCCATATTTCGGTTTTTCGAAAACGGAAATTGTAGATTTAACTAAGGCGGCCGTGGGGTTCACAAACAAATTTTGGGATTGAAATGTTAAAATTTGATTCTAAAAAACTGATTTTCAAAATTATAAAATATTTACCGTGGGATTTGTACCCTGATTTTCTTAAAAATACCGTGTCCTTTTGCTCTTGAAACTCTTAAAAGAGATTTGCTCTGTGGAAAAAACAATGCTTTTGAGTGAAGTTTTGGAAAAAATGAAAGAGGCTCCGTTCAATTTGGAAATGCGGACTTTCAACCGGTATAACAAAACCGGTGGGAAAACTGTAATCTACAGAAATGCTGAACTACTTAGGCCGCCGAAAAAAAAAGGATTGGTAAGACTTGCTGATCCAACACCGTTCAAAAATCCAAATCACTTCGAAAACAGGACCCGAAATATAAAGTTGGAAGACGGGGAAATAAAGACAATACATATAATCTTTATCATCCGATTTAACGGCTACTTAGTAATATTTTAAAATGAGTAAGAAAATTACAGAAGATATCTGGGCTGTCGGTAATAACCGGGTGGCAATGGTTTTTAGTAAAACAGAAGGGCCTACCCATTCCCAAGTGAAAATTACCAAGAGTACTGGAGACTCCGAGGTTTGCAACTGGGGAGATGATAATCTTTACCCACAGAATTTTGATAAAAAATTTACAAAATCCGGAACTGCAGTCGGCGGCCTTGAAGTTTTAACGACCTCGCATTTCGGGACCGGCTTTTCTTTATATAAAGAAACTGAAGAAGGGGTTTCTGAAGACTACGTGGCGGTGCCGTTCAGCAAGTATCCAGAGATATACCAGTTTTTTAGAAGGGTCAAAATTGATCTATTCTATAAAGATGTTATTCATGATTATGAAAAGTGGAGCTGGACACCGGTTGAGTATTTATTGTCACCAAACGGCGATCAGATTATATCGATAAAACGTCACGATACTTCCTGGTGTCGATTTGAAGTTCCGAGCGAATCTACCGGAATGATCGAAAATGTTATTGTTAACAGTGATTGGGAGAGTCGTAAAAAAGAGAATGACGTAAAGATTCCGATCTTTAGCCAAATGCTTTCTGTCGAAGAAATGAAGGAAGTAGCGAAGCAGAGAAAGCTGACCAACTTTGTTATACCACACATGGATACTTTAAGTATTCAGAAAGTGTATCCATTGAAAGGCTGGCATTCTTCATTTAAGAATGGCTGGGTTGATGTCGTGCTGGCGATCCCGGAATTCAAAAAATTTATGTTTGAGAATCAATTGAATTTCAAATATCTTATACATATCGCAGACGATTACTTTGTTCATCGTTATGGCGCGGAAACCTGGAAGGATTTGTCTCCCAAAGAGCAGGAAGATAAAAGGAATGAATTGGTCGAAAGTATAGATAATAAGCTTTCTGGAAATGAATCCGCCGGGAGATCTTTGATTTCACCATTTTTTCGTGATCGAAATTCCAATAGTAATGAGCCGATAAAGGGTGTGCAGATCGAAACTATTAAACAAGATCAATCAAATGGTGATTTTCTTCTTGATGCTTCAGCCGGTAATTCAGAGATTTTGTTTCCGATGGGAGTAGATCCTTGTCTTCTCGGCGCAGGTATTCCGGGAGGAAAAAATCTATCTGGTTCCGGATCTGATAAGCGTGAAGCATATACGATTCTCTGTTCTCGTCTACCGGCCAAACATGCTGTCACTTTAGAAATTTTCCTGACCATTCGAGATTGGAATGGATGGGATCCTGATATCATTGGTAAATTTCCAAATGTTCAATTGACGACATTGGATAAAAATCCGACCGGACAAAGCTCGGTTGTTAACTAATTTTTATTTCCTTAAAAAATCCAAAAAATGCAAAATTTAACACCTGAAGAATACAGAGAATATGTCGGGCTTTCCAAAGATTTTGATTTCGATAAATTAAAGCCTCACAAAGAAACCGCTTTCCGTCGAAAAATTTTTCCATTCATTTCTGAAGAACTTTATGATGAACTAAAAGTTTCACCTGATGAAATCAAAAAAAGAATAGCTGATTTAATCACGAAGGCTGGAGCTAATTATACGGTTGTCATTTCTATTCCGATATTGAAAATTAAGTTCAGCTCATTTGGTATTGATAAATATACGCAGGAAAAAATGAAATCTGCCGAGTGGTGGGATGTTCGGGATTTTGGACTTGCTTTAATTAAGATTGCGGACGAAGCACTATCGGATGCACTTACTGAAATCGGAAAGGATCCTTTATTAAGGAACCGTTGTACTTTTTTTTCTAAATATTCATTTGGTCCAATACCAACTCCTGAAGAATTTAATGACATTTATTCAATTAATAAATCCATGGATGTTTATTTGAATTTGGTTCCTTTGATGCGCAGAGTGTGGGAGTTTTCAATTCTAAAAAAAATTAAGTCCTGCACTATTGATCAGATATCAGTAAATCAGGATCTCATTTTCTTACTTAAAGATTCTTTGGCCTATTCTGCGTTGGCTAATGCAATTGATCTATCTCAGTTTACATTTATCACTTCCGGCCTTGTCTTTCAATATGATGAATTACCGTGGCAGAAGTCTTTAATTTTATCGGATTCGCAAAAGGAAAAACTTTCGGAAGAGTTTCGCGATATATCTTCTAATTCTTTGGGAAGTATCATTGATTATCTTAAAGATCATCTGGAAGACTTTCCATGTTATCAACCTGAAGTTGTCGATGGAATTCGAAAAATAATCGAAAAGAAATCAGGACTTTACATATAGAGTGTCCTTTTGTAGCGGTATTTACACCGATATTTTTGTTTCAAACAATAATGAAATGTCATATATCTTCGAGGAAGTCACAGGCGCTGCGGGTGCGTTATCTTTTAAATTTAATGGTCAGTTTGCTTTAAAAAACTACAATGTAGAAATTGTTAATGGCAACCGTTTAAAAGTAGTATCAACATCTAACGAAATGTTTTCGCTTCTGGAAGCCGATGTGAGTGAAGTGGAGATAAATGGAATGGTTTATTCGGATCCGAATGCCGCGCAAATTGCCTTAACATCATTAGTTTACAGCGCTGCTGAACCTGTAGTTTTGAGTAAAGAGCAGTATATGCAATTGGCTGCTGCTGCACAATCTGAAAACAGAGGTCCAATTTTACCATCAACGCCGGTTCCTACAGGAGGCTGGTTAAAAGGATGGTATAAGCCGGCCCTTTCTTCATTAGATTCAAATCCTACAGATCCTACAGATTACGGAACTCTGTATTCCAATGCCGGAGGCAAAAGGGTTAAATATGGTTATGATACCAGTTTATATTACGATGGTGGTGCGTGGACAAAAATAGAAGTTAAGATGCCAACTGCTGAGCCATCTGGACTTGTAGAAGAAGATAATACTGAAGCTGTGGCTGGTGGAGAAGTCTATGAAAAAGCGGTCCTAAAATCCGGATTAGAGATTACTAATGTTCAGAATTCGAAAAATCTTGTTAATCCTCAATATGTAGTTAATGACATGATTGTCGTTACGACCGGAGCAGATGCCAGGAGTCCGGCGTATGCTGGCGGAGTGGGCATCTATAAAATGCCAATGGCTCCGGGAACTGTAATAACGATTTCCGGTTATATATACAAATCTAATTTATTTTGGGGTTACTATAACGACGCTGACACCGTTTTAGCTCACTCGGTAGTAGAATCAGACGGTATTATGACTTTGACAGCTCCTGGCGGAACTACTTGTTTTTCCATGCTTTTTAAACATCATTCTGGAACCTATGCTGTGCCAAATGTTATGATCGTTGAAGGACCGGAAGCGATGCCGTATGAGCCATGGACGCCGCCTGTAGGTTATTTAGGAGCAATTGACGGAAATAAAATTGCAGCTACTACTCTAATAGAAGATAATATAATTCCGGATCCGATTAATGATGATAATGCCGTGAATCTGCGGAAAATGAAAGAATACGTAGCTGAGCACGCAGGAGTCGGCGGTGGAGAGGCTTACGATCAATCGCTCAATACAACCGATAATGTGGAATTCGCTACAGTCACTTCTGGAAATTTAATTGTTGGTAGTTTAACAGTTGATTTGCTTATTGTCAATCTTAAGACAGGTGCGGGGGCGCCGCCTGCTGGTTTAATTAGCAGAGAGGCTTATCTTGATACAAACGATTACGTAATAAAAGTTAAACCATGATGAAAGTTGTTTTTTTTCCAGACAACAAATTAAACATAACCGTTGAACCAATCTATAACGGCCATATTGCCGTTGTAAGCAACAACACGGACAGGCTGAAAGACGGCAAGTATGCGCTTGCGGAACTTGAATTGTTCAGGGCAAATTTGCAAGGGACATCCTATCTAAATCCTCGCGGTGATTTTAACTTGAATGAGAATGATCCGGCCACTTATGTAGAAATGGTCAGGAATGTTCAAGAAAGTGGCCGTATCTCATTTGCCTTGTACTTTAATACGGATTGTTGGATCGATCCCCTGACAGGGTTGTATGCGAGACTTCCTGATTTTTACAGAACGGTGTGGACTGCTGAAGGAAAAAAGTATTTTCCATCAGTAACCTTAGGGGCAACAAAAACACCTCAGACACCGCGGCACGGCCAGGAGTTGTTTAATATATCCGGCGGGCAATACGGGTACGATTATATCAATAATGTACCGGGGGCCAGCAACCAAAAAGAATTATTAGACTGGGTCGCCTGGCAAAACGAAAAGATTAAAAAGTTGATAGGTAGAGAGCCTTCCGTTATATCTTACATGTCCGGTCATGATGTGTGTTCAAAGTCGTTAATTCCTTATTATTTGGGAGGAAGAAATTCAGGATATAAAAGCAATGGAAACTCGGAAATGGGTTACGGTCTTTCTTCACGGCCTTACCACATGGCTCGGAACAATGCAACACGTACCAGGGGCGTGGCTAGATGGGGCGAAATTCCTACTGTTGCGCAAAGTATCGCCTATTCCATGAATGAGCTGCAAGATTGCATTAACGTTCATGGCTGGTACCAGGACTTCTTTCACTGGCATTTAGGGTACGAGCTGTCGGAAGGTTCCGCCGATTACCTGGCGAACCGGTTCACCTTTTTTAAAGACTATTTTTCTGCACAAGATGCGAAAATAGACACGCAGGATGTGTGGCGTGCCGGCGAACCGGAATTAATCGAATATGAGTATCTGAAAGGTAACATCGGAAGGCTCGGAAGCTTCGAGTATCAGAATCAGATTGCGTGCTTTTACCGGATCGATGACGTTTTTTCAGGCACCAACACAAACGGAATTCCGAACGAAGTGGATTTCTCTTTGACCAGACAGCCGGTATCTTACCGTGTAAATACTACCGGAACTGCCTTGGCAGGAAAGAATATCAAATGTGACGCTGCGAAGTCTATCCGGAAATTATCAGCAAACGAATGGATTATAAACGTGCCATTCCGACTTAATGAAAAAGGCTATGGCAGCTTTGTGTTATACGAAGGAACGACGGATTATTATTCAAACCAAAGGCCGATAATTACGGTTTCTGGAAATACGGTGACAACCGACCTGCCTTGCAAAGTGGTAGTGTGGAGAAAGGCAAGCGGTGACGGAATAGAATTAACGAAAGAGTACGCCCGAATAAATACTCCCGGGACTTCCTTTAATGTTGTCTTTGAGCCTGGCTATAATTATTACGTTGGCGCGATAACGAAGTTTAATCAATCTTCATTAATTGAGATATGATAAAAAAATTCATCATAAAAAACATTTTGACACTGCAATCTGGTACAGCTTTCGGAAAAGCTTCTTCTGCTTTAAAATTGGCGGCAGTTCCGGCAGTTGGTTTGTCACTTTCTGAAAGAGCTTTAGGTTGGTATCTGGAAAGAGAAACATATATAATAATCCTTGCTTTCTCGTTAATTGCTGATTTAATTTTAGGGGTTTGGAAGCATTTAGAAAATCACAGTTTTTCATTTGAAAAAATGTTGTGGGGATTTACTAAAAAATTGGCTTTTTCTATCGTTTTTTATTTTTTCTCAGAAGCATTTTTACAAATTCTTCATGAAGCCAAATATGATTCGCCAACAATAACAGGATTTTTAAGATTTCTATTATTCGCTTGGCCAGGTGGTAATGTGATGGTTAATATGGGTATTCTGACAGGTGGGAAGTTTCCGCCTCTCTTTATTCTTAATAGGATTGCAAAATTCAATAAAACAGGTGATTTAAAAGATTTAAAAAATATTACCAATGAAGAAAATACTGATAATAATCCTGCTGAGTAGTTTTTTGCTTGGCTGTAGAACTAAACAAAAAGCCGTATCCTTTACAAAGGAAGGTAGGACAGAAATAGAGCGTGTAAAGTTTGATTCTCTCAAAGAATTAAATAGCAAACAGGAAACAAAAAAAGTTATTGATAACACGGTTCAGGAAAAAAAAGATGAGTTTTCCGGAGATATCATAATTAAGGGAAAATCTGATTCTTTAAACCCGTTGCAGTTCCATAATATCGTGAACGGCCACACCTTGCAGTCGATCTCAATCCGTGGCAATGCTGAATATTCAATCAATAATCATTTTCAGAAAAACAACAATCAAAAGTCAGAATCTGGAAAAGAGGAAAAAACGAATATCATCCAGCAAACCGCCCGGGATTTGGTTTCGAAGGAAACAATAAAAGAAGTTGCCAGCACTGTAAGTAATACAACGAAGAAAATTACGTCGAAAGGATTTCAAGCGGGTGCTTGGATCGTTTGGACTGTTCTCGGAATTGTACTGATATTAGCCACTGGCATTTATTTTTACTTCAAACGGAAATAAAAATTCACATCAAAAATTTACTTGAAAAAATGAAAACATCACAAAAAGGATTAGATTTAATCAAATCGTTCGAAAGTCTACATGACGGCGATTTGAAAAAACCAGGATTGCAGCCTAAAATGGATCCTGCGAAAATATGGACGGAAGGATATGGTCGTGCTATGCGAGATGATAGGGGCAATTTCTTAAGAGGCCCGGGAAATAAAGCAATAGCAGAAAAGAGAGCCACAATAAACACGGAAATAGAAGCAGAAGAAGCTTTAAGACAGGATATTTCTGTTTATGAACATATTGTCGCTAAAAAGATCAAAGTTCCAATCACACAGAACCAATTCGACGCGCTGGTTTCTCACACTTACAACACCGGGGGTTCCGATACGTTGTTTTCTTTGGTCAATAAAAAGGCTCCGGAAGCAGATATTCGAAACTGGTTTACAACTCGCTACATTACGGCCGGAGGAAAAATTCTGAACGGGCTTATAAGACGAAGAAAAGCAGAAGCCGATTTGTTTTTTATTAGCGGAAGATATTAGGTAAATTATGATTCCATTCTACTTAAACTGCACAACTTTTAGAAGCGCAATGGATTAATTAATATATTTGTGTGATGACAATTACGAATGACCAAATAAAAACTTTAAAAACCTTAGGTTTCAAATCTAAAGGAAAGAGAAGATTTTCTTTTTCAATTGTTTCTTATCAAACCATCTGCATAAATGTAATGAGTGATAGTTTTCAACTTGAAGTCGATGGAAGTAGGATATATGGTACAAGATTGTCATTTGATGACATTATAAAAGTAATAACCATATTATATCCAAATGAAAAAAGGTAAAGAATATGAGCTTCTAATCGAACAAATGTACCGCAGTTTAGAACCTAATGCTATTATTAAACATGATGATCATATTTTTGATCGAACAGCTGAGATCAAAAGACAAATAGACGTGTCGATAAAGTATCAGTTTGCAGGTTCGAATCATTTAATTATTGTGCAGGTAAAAGACTACAAGACTAGGGCATCCATTGGTGTTGTCGAGGAGTTTATACAAGTTATAAGAGATGTTAACGCTAACAAAGGAATTTTGATTTGCTCAAGCGGTTTTACAAGATCCGCTATTAATAAGGCCAAAAGTTACGGGATAGAGTGTCTTACAGTTCATTCTGCATTAAAGAAAAATTGGGAAACACTTGTAAAGATACCAGTCCACAATTTGGTCCATGATTTTAACGTAGATATAGAAGTTATGTTGAATATGGCTCATAAGGCCGGTAAGACATGTACTTTTGTTCCACAAACATTCTCATATGATAAAGTTAATATTTTGACACTTCCTGACTTAATTGTGAAAGAAATCATAGATAAAAATGACTGGGAAGATATAAAGACGTCTGGTAAATTTAGAATTGACTTGCGACAATTAGGACTATATCATTCATTTGATAGGGAAATGTTGCCAATCGAATACGGTTATGTAGAGATCCAATTTATCAAAAGCTATAAGCAAAAATTTTACATCGAACCTGCTAATTATGTTTATGCCGTCGATCATATAAATAAGACCGATAACCTACATAATTTGACAATCTCAAAAGATACTTTTCAAAAAATAATTGAAAACAAGATTGAAAATGATGATACAGTTAAAGAAGAGCCTATGATTTCTGGCATAAGATTTAATTTTAACAACGGGCAGGGATATCATTATCAATTTAAGTTTACTTTTAAAGTGAATGGTTATATCGAGGGAGAGGTATTTTATAAAGACGGCAGGGTTATGCTAATAAATGAAAATACAAAGGCTATAATTGATTTAGAAACTTTTCTCAGAAGTCAACAATAAGGTATAAGAGAAATATCAATCGAGTTTTGCGTATAATTGATTTATCAACATTAATCAACTCGATTTCAAATTACATCACAGGCTATGGCTAGGGATTTGCTTTTAGTTAATTTTCTTGTTTTGTCTGCATTCTTCGAGCTGAAACTTTAGCCTCGAGTTTTCTTCGGTGATAAAATCGAAATGCTCTAGTTCTTTAAGTAAAATTTCATTTCTATTCTTCAATTCACTATTCTCAAACTCACAATCATCTAATAACATTTGTCTTTGTATTTTCCAATCTTCAGAGAGTCTTAATTTTTCATTTGAGAATTCTGTTTCCATAGTACCTATTGTTGTTCGCATGTCTTTAATAAGCTCGTGCAAAGGTTCTTTCTCTCTTTTGCAATTCTCGATGGCATCTTGAATTTCTTCAATATGTTGTAATCTTTGTTCCTCAATCTTGTTTGTTAATATATTTAATTTACTAGTAAATTCTTCAGTACGAGCAACTTTTTCAGCATCGTTTTTTTTTTCGAGACTATCCCTTTCTTCTATTAGTTCAATGATTCTCTTTGATTGTTCTTGGTCTCTACTTATCAAAACATCATTATCCTTAGAATAATTTCTAACGTTTAAGCGTTGTTCTTCATATCGTTCAGCATAATCATCCCTATCAACTTTTAATGCATCGTATTCTTCTTTTAAAACTACTTTTTTGCTCACAGCTAATTTTGTTAAGTTAGGCATTACAGTAAACTCAATCCAAATTGACAATGTTCTGAATAGAACTACAATGAAGTACCCTGCTACTACGATGAGCGCAGTAAAACCAATATTTATTAAAATCTCTATTAAAAAGTTTTTTTCAGCAAGATAAGTTGAAATATATCTAAGTTTGTAATGAAGGGTAGTATCAGTATCAAAATTGAACAAAGAGTAAATTAAATCCCAATTTCTTGATATGGTAACAAGTATTAAAGTTCCGAAAAAAGGATTTGTTATTTTTTCCTTGATGTTTGAAAAAAAGTCAGTTATGGGAGTAAGATCCATGATGTAGTTTTTTCCAAAGTTACAAAATATCTCAATAAATTAGACGCTATTTCATTTCTTACTATCACTCAAGTCGGTGTCAGCGTCTCATCAATTTTTCTGAATACTCTATCAAAAAAGCAAAAATTCATATTGTTACAAATTGTGACAAAAAATATTTTCATGTTGTTACAAAATGTGTCAATTTTGACGTATGAAAATTAGTGGAACTGTACATTCAAAACATATAGATCATATCAGGCTTATCACGGACGAAAAAAGCCAGGAAGTAGACGTATTCTATACGGAGATCTGGAAAGTAGCCGTAAATGAATTATTGGAGCGTCAGAAGGTAGTCTTTTCGGTTAAAATTCAATCTGTAGATTATTACGGCCTAAAGCTGGGGAAGTTCTGGCTTTCTAATGTAATTGTGCCGGCACCACCGCCACGCCCGGATAAAAGAAAAAAAGCATATGTGGGAGATTTAAATAAGAATGATTTTGGGGAATACCCAGAATAAAAAGCTCCAGGATAATCTGAAGCTTTATTTTGGCAGCGTTAAAGATCGTCCGTTAAGGTGATTCAGGTAGACTATTTTCTTTTCAGATAACAGCTTTTCGACTGCTTTTGCAAGTTCGGCATAATCTACACCTAATTCTTTGTCTACACCGTAAAGATTAAGGCCATTTGCGCCACCTGATCGCTTATGCTGAGCCTTTACCATTTCGTACAATTTCACTTCTAATTCTTGCATATCGCAAAGATACTACTTATCGTAATCCCTGCCAACGAAATACCCAAGCATAAAAAAATCGAGCGGATTAATTGGTTTACCATCCTTCCTGGTAAATATAATTTGGGTGTCATTATCGCTACGATTGATTTGTATATTATGTAATTTTCTTATTCCCATACCGAGCGTGCAGGTTTTTAAAGATCCAATTATTGCTAGTACCATTGAGTTTTGCTGAGTGATTCTAATTTCTTTCATGCCGTAAATTATAGATTTCAGTGTAGGTTTCAATATGGTTTTCCGTACTGTCTTTTAATTTTTGTTGTTGATCTGGGAAATTTGAAAGAAAAAAAATGAATATTACTGTTGCTAAATCTTGGACGGAATTGAACGAATGGCAGCTTGAAGAAATTGTAGATCTTTATCTCAATTCGAATGAAGACAATTGGGAAAAAACTTTTGAGAAGATGATCATTATTCTTTTTCAAAAGAATAAAGGTTTTTGGTCAAGGCTTAAGTTGTGGAAAATTATAAAACAAGTTCCAGTATCTAATCTAGCTGAATTTGCTGAATTTCTGCTCCAACCTCCAAAAATACATAGCTTTCCAGAAATTTCAGCTTTGAAGAAGCCTGCTGACCGCCTTGGCGATTTATCCATAAAACAGTTCTCTTACATGGATCAGTTCTTTCATACTTGGATGGACACAAAGTCGGATAAGTTTCTACGGGCATTGTGCGCGTCGATCTATAGAATGAACAATAGATTTGACGAGCAGGATCTTCCTGTTATTTCTAAACAAACGGATAAATTGTCCAAGAAAAAACGTCAGGTGATTGGCTTTATATATATGTCCTGCTATCAACACATAGCAGAGCAATTCCCCATAGTTTATCCAAAGCTGAAAAAAAATGATCAAGAACCTGAACAGGGCAAAAAGGGGAAATTTAAACCGTTTTCTGAGATGATCTTAAATATAGTGATGAATGAAGAATCTCAACCATTAGGTAATCTGCATCAGTGCAATGAAACTAGGATTTATGAATTTATGACCGTTTTCACAAAAATAATTATCAAAAACAAAAAATTAGAAGAAGAATATGCAAAGAGAAAATAATTCATACCTGAAAATGAAAAACTATATGGAAGATCTTGTGAGCAAATCTACGCTTGTCAAATCTTTTGCAGGGTATTTTAGACGCGATCTTCTCACAAAGATAGATAGAGATGATTTTGAAAGTCCTTATCTGGCTTTGTTTGATTACGAACTCGGCTTCAGTGGTCCTGAACAAAACACGATTAGTACCAGAAAAATCGGTTTTGCAGTAGTATTTCGAAATGTTCCGGAAGATGATTTGGAACTTCAGTATCAAAGGATTGACGAAGCGGAACAAATCATTCTTCAGTTCATGGCCAGAATGAAGATGGACTCTTTTAATGAGTCTCACTTCCTGTACAATTCCTTTAAAAAAGAAGGAGCTATTATAACACCGGTTGAACTTGAAGATGGTGGTTTTGGTTCTGAAGTACATTTGGAGTTTAACAACAATCAATCATTAAAGGCTAAAGCAGAAGCATGGATAGATAATTTTTTATCCTGTTAGTTTTTCATATAGTTTTACTTGTTACCTAGCCCCTTAAGGTTGGGTTTTTATTTTACGGTTTTCCATATTTTCCATTTTATTTTTTTAAATACATTTGTTGAAAATAATTATCCATGAAAAAAATACTATTATTAAACATTCTTTGTATTATTTTATCCTGCAACAAAAATGTTGATAAAATTACCTCAATTGATAATGGTAATGATTCTGTTGTTTATACTTCAAACGAAGAAATAAGTAAGCCATTATCTTCACATACCATTGACTCGTCGGAAATTAAAAAGCTGAAATCATTATTTATTGTAAAAAAAGATGAATTTGATTCTCATGCCTGGATAAAACCGAAATCAAAACCGGCATATATCAACAGAAATGGCTTTTATTGTTACTTTGCCCAAAATAGCAATGGTTCTGTTGATAATTTTAGATTTGTGGGACAATATGCTGCCGACGAATGGTTGTTTATAAAAAAACTAACATTCAATATTGACGGAGAAAATTATGAATATTTTCCGGATAATATTGACAGTGATCATGAAACTACTATTTGGGAGTGGTACGACGACCAGATAACACCAACAACATTAAATATCATCGAAAAAATCTCCAAAGCAAAAAATGTAAAAGTTAGGTTTACAGGTAGTCAATATTATGATGATAAAATAATGTCTCAATCAAACATTAAATCAATCAAAAATACCTTCGAATATTATAAAGCTTTAGGAGGTAGTTTTTAGAAAAAATATTTTAATATATATCCCGATGTCTTTTTACAGAGATATCGGGCTATTTATTTTTACTACATGATAGATTATAAAGAAGAAATGGCTTTGCTTTTCAGTCGATATTATACCAATGTCGGCGATCAATACCAAAAAAAGCACATGACGACCACGGAAATTGATATTCTTTTTCGTGGTGTGATGCCGAGAATTCCTGTTTCTGAACACGATGTTTATGAATTTATGAAGCTGGAAGGCTACTTCCAGGAAAAAGTGATCATCTATGAAGAAAAGGTCATTGTTGAAGCAAATCCGAGTAAGGGCATTCAGGAAGAAGTAGATCTTATTCCTGTGGGAGAAGTTTTTAAGTGGGTTGTTTATGAAAAGGACTAGTTATGAATAGAAAATTTGATGATAAATTAATAGGTATTCAGGCTGCAGGTCGACTAACAGCTTCTTTAAGAGCTCGGACACGTACATTTTCGAATCATTATAATAGAAATATTGATTCAAAGAAGTTAAGTGATGCAAAGGCTTTGCCGCGGTTCAAAAATTATGGCTTATTGAGAAACAATACCCGAAGCACGTATCTTCGCGCTATATCAATTGTTATGGAGCCTCATGGTTATATTATGCACTATGGAGTTAACATTAACAGAAATGCAGGTAGTAGAACTAGGGGAAAACCTAAACATACGACCTATCATTTTAAAAATCACTATATGAAGCAGACTGCGAAACCATTTTTGGATTCAGTAATTCAGAGATCCGGAGTAGTGGCGTTTATTTCTCAGAAAATTGCAGAATCACGCGGAGAAGAAATAGCTCAGAATCTGGCGGTTTCCATCAGTAACTTTTAGGCAAAATTTGATGTCCTTTTTGATTCATCATTCTCATGTCATTTTTGAGTCAAATTTCAAATATGGCGGGAAGAAACGTTTCAAATGTTGTAATTAGAATCAATGATCGCGAAATTACCAATACTTTTAGAGGTATTGGTGCGGAAGTTAACCGATTGCAGAGGGAACTGCGAGGAATGACAGTTGGCAGTGAAGAATATATCAGAACTTCACAGCAACTCAGAACGGTACGTGCGAGATTTAACGAAATAAGAGATGAAATTAATGGTACGCGCAGGGAAACTGAAGGTTTATTACAAATATTCGGCGGTAATGTTGCTGCCAATTTCTTCGAAAATGCAACTTCAAAAGCTATTGAATGGGGACAACAGTTAAAGGAGCGTGTTGAAGAATTAGTCAACATTAAAAATGCACTATCTACTCTTGATTCTAATCTTAAAGGAACGGATCTTAATCAAGCTACAGCATCTGTACAGGCCATAGCTGAAACTTATAACAAAAGTGCAGAAGAGATAGAATCTGCAGTAAAAGGTCTTAATACATTAACGGGAGATACTCAAAAATCTTTAAAATTAATCGTAGATGGTTTTGATTCCGGAGCTGATGCTTCGGGCGAAATGCTTGCGCAATTAAAAGAATATCCTACCATGATGAAAGATGCGAAAGTATCTGCGGAAGAAATGATCGCAATCATTTCGCAATCTGAAAAAATGGGAGTTTATGACGATAAAGGTATAGACGCTATTAAAGAAGGGATGCTTCGTGTTCGAGAAGGAACCAAATCGGCTAAAGATGCAATGAAAGCTTTGGGAATCGACGTAGATGGTGTTTATAAAGATATAGCTTCTGGTGCAATTAATTATTTTGATGTTCTGCAGATGATTTCTTCTAAAATGTCAGAGATGGGTCCAAATAGCCGTTTAACTGGAACTGCTATCGCGGATTTATTTGGCGGACCAGGGGAAGATGCAGGTTATGAATATCTTTCTCAACTTAAAGATATTAATACAAACCTTGATACGCTTGTTGTCAATACAAGTGAAGCCGCTGTCGCTAAAAAAGCTGAGTATGAGGCTAATGAAAAACTTAATAATGTATGGGTAAATCTTACTGGTGTTGCAACACAATTAGGTTTAGCTTATTCAAAAATGAAATCAGCATTTGCGGATTTCCTTTCAATCGTTTTTAAACTAAAAAATGATGATCCATCCGAAGAGTATCTTAAGATGGCAAGTAATCTTCGTTTTTTAAGGGATACAATAAAAGCTGTAATAGCAGTATTGGCAAGTTATCGAGCTGGACTACTTCTTACGGCTTTATTTACAAAAGGAGCTTGGCAGCAGACTTTAATTTACAATGCTATTCAAAAAGCTAAAGTTATCGGTGAAAACATTGCCAGAGGTTCTACATTATTATATGCGGCAGCTAAAGCGTTACTGACCGGTAATATTGTCAGAGCTACGGCGGCACTCCGTGTGTTTAATACTGTAACAAGACTTAATCCACTAGGTCTTGTATTGTCGGTTATTACGGCCGTGATCGCTGCTTTTGTGATCTTCCGAAATCGTGTTAAAGAAGCAAGACAGGAAATAACGGTTTTAAATCGCGAACAAAGACTGGAGCAAGAGGCTCAAAAGAGCATGAATAAGCAGGTTTTGAAAGATATGGAGGAATTGCGGAAAAAAGTTGATCCATTGATAAAAACGCTCAATGACCAGAATAAGACTTTACAACAAAGAAAAACGGCATACGAACAATTGGTAAAGATCGCTCCGGAATTCCGAGGTACTGTTGATAAAGAATATTATGCTACACTTAAATTAGGAGATGCTTATGGAAGATTGATTGATAGAGTAACAAAATTAGCCAAGAAAAGAGCAATAGAATCTTTGATTGGAGACAAGGAGTCTGAATTAATTCGTGAAGAAACAAAAGTAGACATGCTTCAGTCTGAAAAAGAAGAAAATCTTTATAAGATGACTGGAGTTGTTCCTGGAGGAAATGGATGGGTTACGGATAAAAATATTAAAAAGCTCGATCAGACAGAACAGAATGTTTTAAGTAATCGTAACAAAGTTATTAGCATTCAGCTTTCTGAAACTAGAAAAAAAATTGATGTTTTAAATAAAGACAAAGAAGATCTGATTAGAACTATAAATAATAGATATTCGGATATCATAGACGATAAAACAAAGGAAACCTCTACTGATGCAGATTTAGATGCTCAAGCAGCGGCCGATAAAGAAAGGGAAAAAAGGCAAAAGGCAGCTGAAAGCGAAAGGAAAAAACTAGAAAAACAAAAAAAAGCTGATATTAAAGATTCTGAAAAAATTGTTGCTGAAAGCAATGATCGACTTTTGGAGCTAGAGGCTCAATTTTACGCAGATAAGGCAAATATTGAAGATGCCAGTTTAAAAAATGAAATTGATGCTGAAAATGCAAAAAGAAGTCAAGAGCTTAATAAACAGAGACAGTATCAAGATCAGATTCTAAGAAATATCAGGGAACTTCAAAAAAAGATTTCAGAAACCCAATCACCAGAAGCTAAGGCTAATTATAAGAAAGCCTTACAGGATGAATTAGACTCATTACAAGTCCATGATCAGATTGTTATTAATTCCGAAGAAGCGCACCAAAAGAGACTTTTAGCAATCCAAAATAAATGGCAATCAAAAAAGCTAGAAGATTTTATAAAAGCTAAAGGCTATGAGGTTGCTGAAAAATTAAGAAAGGATGAAGAAGAAATTCAAGGCATAACTTCTTTATCTGAAGCAAAAAAAATATTGCAAGAAAATGAATATCTAAAACTTACTAAAGAAGAGCTTAAAAGTTTAGATACACTTGAAAAAGCTAAGGCGGCCCTTCGTGAGATGGCGAATCGTAAGGCTTTAGATCAGCAGCTATTATTTTTAGAAGAGCAAAGGAAAAACCTTGTTGCAGCTATTTCCTCCATGACCGACGGTCCGGAAAAGAAGAAATTACTAGAGGATCTTAAGGTTTTAGAGGAGGAACTCACTAAAATTAGAGGGCAAATCCTTGGCGGTAAGGAAGCCGATCAGGGTAAAGCTGATGACTCTAAAAAGAAAGCCAGGGAATCAATTGATATTCTTGGATTTTCCGCCGAAGACTGGAGAAATACATTTGATAATATCGAAACTTTAGTAGATGGGCTTAAAGCTGCAGCAGTTGTTTTCCAGGCGTTGGGAAATGCTGCCACAATGTATGGAGATCTTCAGCGGGCTTTAGGCGAAAGAGAATTAAGAAATTTCAAAAAAGTACAGGATCGAAAAAAATCAGAACTGGATAAGAATTTAGCTTTAGGACTGATATCCCAGGAAAACTATAAGAAACAAACCGAGCTCATGGATGCACAGCTCGCCAATAAGCAGGCTGAAATTGAGTACAAGCAGGCGAAGGCGGAGAAAATGTCAAAATTATTCTCAGCTATTGGAGGTGTCGCGATGGGGGTGGCCAATTCATTAGCGGTCGGAGGTCCCGCCGGGATCGCTTTAGCTGCTATTGTAGGAGCTTTAGGAGCGGTTCAGATCGGAACCATCGCCGCGCAGCCTCTGCCGGAACTTCAAACCTATGCCAAAGGAGGTTATTTTGAAGGTTTCACCGGAGACAGTAATATTCCGGCAGATGAAACCGGAGAACGTCCTTTTGCTAATGTACGCCTTCACCGCCGCGAATGGGTGGCTCCGCGATGGATGACTGAGCATCCGCAGATCTCTAAAGATATCAACCGACTTGAATTTATTCGAGCCAATAAAATTACTAAGATGGCAGACGGCGGTTATCCTGATTCAAATTCATCGGTTTCAAATTCAAGCAATCCAGTTAATGACTATAATCTTCAATCTCTTTTTACAACACTACTTAATCTATTTCAAAAGATTGATGATGAAGGAGGTCTTGAAGCGTACATCGCTGAAAATCCAAAAAATGAAAAGAAACTGAGAACCATGATGAAAAGAAGAGAAACTTTAGAAAATAAAAATAAAAGATAATATGCCACCGATTACCCCAACTTTTTTTGCGCTTTCCTCGTATAGCCAGAATATTACATGGACCCGGAATACGCCGTTTCCAAATTTGCTTTCCTTTAGCGTTATTGCCGATGAAAATGCTTCAGTGAGTTTTTATACGAATTATGAAAATACGGATGTAAAATGGCTGAATATTACTGGAGATGTAGAATATTATGACGAATTTGGAGTCGTTGTATTACCGGGTGGAAACATTGTATTGGATTTTCAGAATATTAATCTATTGACCGGATCTTTTTACACCGCTAAAATTGTTTTTTCAAACGGAAGTACAATAAAAACATATAATGTTAATCTGACTATTGTCGGCCAATATTCACCTATCAAAACTGATAAAGATAATTACTCTGTTATTTTTAACAGGATCACAAATACAATTTCTGGGAATACTATCGTAAATATTTTGCGGAACACAAATTCTGAGAATATCTCTTTTGAAACGGTCGGAACCAATCTTTTTCTAGAAAAAACAGCAGTCAACTCGTTTACTTTGGAGCAGGATCCTGCTTATCCTTTTCTAACAAGTCCAGATTTGCCTCAATCCGGAACCAAACTTATCGGATGCAGGCTTAAGGATTCTTCCGGAACTACGGTCTATACCTTCTCGATAACACTTACTGTTGTGAATACCAACGATATTTCGACAGACCAGGCCGTCATTGAATTTAGCTTGTTTAAGCATCTTTCAGAATCTAAAAACACTACTATCAAAGTAATTAATCCCGCAAATCTTGATTTTACGATTACGGCTCCGGATTTTGTAGCTGTCACGCCCTTATCCGGTAATTCTTCGGTAGATGTCGAAGTAACAACAGATAATTCAGCGGATCTGAATGCTCAGATTTATTCCGGAAATATTGAGATTGCGTATGGTTCTAAGTCACTTAAAGTTCCAGTTGCTCTCAATAATATTGATTTTATTGCTTTTCCGATAGGAGATTATAATTTTTGTCTCGATGATTTCTTTTTAACTGTTCACAGAATTAGTGATACAGCAAGACTGGTGAGGATATCATTAGAAATTGTTCTGCAAAATTCGGAGGGCTCTGAGACGGTAAATACTTCTTATCAGATTGCTTATTATAATGATACTGCTACAACTGATCTGGGAGCTAAAGTTCATAATCATTTTACAGCTTTTTCTGAGAATATCTTTGCAAATCCTGGAATTGATTTTAATAATATTTTTGTTTATAAACCGGCTATTGTAAAAGTAATCATTGATGAACTTGATGCTAACTATTCTGTTGTGTTTACAAAAACATATAGCGACATCAAACTTTTTCCGGGAAAAAAGCCGAAGATGTTTCCTGTATTTTCCAATTCCCCGGTAAAAAGAATTTATTCGGATTCTGCTTATATTTTCACTTATCTGACAGACCTGGTGCAGCCGGCTGATATTGTTGGTGAACCGGTGTCTTCTAATCCTTTTCTTCCTGGTGAAGTCAATTCCGTATTTTTCCAGGATTCGGATAATCTCATGCAATTCGGAGACTATAAAAATATTTTGGGAGTAGATTTTATCCGAATTCCGAAAGGCCATAATCAGGTTTATTTTCAGTACATCAATGAAAATCTTGTTCCTGAATTATTCGTCTTTAACGGCGATTACTTTATTGAAGAAAATTATGAACATAATTACGAAGATGAAGAGAATTTCGCCAAAAAGTATGGCTGTAAAGTGGTGGGAAAACTGACGGTGAATACAGGCTTTGTTTTTAAAGAAGAACTTCCGACGTTATCTCAAATTAACAGAAGGAATCTAGGGTTTATGAAAATTCAAAATGATGTTTATACAGTGTTTCCGGTTACATCAAAGTTTAGAAGAGCAGATTCTGCTCAAAATGTTAATAATTATGAATTCGAATTTTTAGTAGTAGAATATGGAAACTAAATTTATATCAGAAAGAGGTGTTGAAGATTTGTCGGATATCGCTATCACAGTCGAAGAAAGTAATTCGAAGGTGTCGGATACGATGTTTACTAAATTTACCTTGCCGTTTGATAAATATGCAAGCCCTGAGTTTTTAAGAATGTATGGGGATTTTGTAAGTTATGAAGCAAACAATCTGAAGAATAAAATCGTCGGTAAGTTGCAGTTTGAAAATAAAATTCATGATGCAGAGCGTTTTTTTCAGTCAGGACAGGGCTTCAATATTACCAATCAAATCGACTTTGGTTTTGAAGAATTACCAAACTTTGACAAAAAGCTGTCTGAACTGAATCTTGAAAAATTTGATGTTGCGGATATTCATATATATGCGAAAGATGTTTGTTCTAAAAAGTGGCCGGAGACAAATTTTAATTTTCCGAGGGTTTATTCCAAGAAATATTCACCGGATCAACAGATATGGAGTGCTTTTGATGGGTATTATAATGATCTGAATCAAGAAGGTACCGAGATGAAAAGAAATTATGTTGATTCAACAGGTAATATATTTAATATTAATATTATTCATCCTATGCCTCATGTTTTGTATGTTTTGACAAAAGGATTTGAAGATGCCGGACTTGAACTTCAGGGCGATATTTTAACAGATCCGGTTTTGCAAAAGAAATGGATGTTTTCTGCAACAGAATATTTTACAAAAGTCAATCAGTACTCAAATGTAAGAACGATCAGTTCTGATGATTATTACGAGCAGTGGTGGGAGAATACGGTTCTGGCCGGCAGCTTTCCCGTGTACGCATACGAAGCTTCAGAAAGTCTGAATTTTCAGGATACGGTCTATGTCAGTGTAACCTTTAAAGTGAGATTGGTGAAATACCGTCCGTTCCGATTGAAAGTAACGTTAAATGGTTCGGAAATTTTTTCGAAGGAAGAATACAGTTACGATACGAAAGAGTATGAGGAGACCTTCCAGACTATGATTTCTGTTAATAATGCCGTAATAACATTTCATGTAGAGCAATCAGGAATGAATGTTAATGTTCCCTGGAATGTTATCACTTATGAACTCAAGTCCAACTCAATTATTAACGAGGAATCCGAGGCACAGGATTTCGATAATTCGTTAGTGAAAAACAGCAATACGATTGATCTAAAGAAAGCGGTTCCGGATATGACTTTTGGTGATTTTTTTAAGATCATTAAAAATTGGTTTAATTATGACCTGGATATCGTCGATAATGTTGCAATAATGAATAAGATCAATAATGAAGAAATTACCAAAATTGAAGATTTTACAAAATATCAGGTATTTCTTCCAAAAAGAAATTTCCTGAATAAAAAATCATGGCTGTTACAGTTTGAAGATTTAGATAATGATCAGAAGAAAGACAGCTTATATTTCGATTATCAGGGCGTTAAAATTAACGGTTCAAAAAACGAGGAAACCAATGAGATTACCATCAATGGTTATGTAATGCCGGTCAAGTTGCCAAAGGAAAATGGTTATAACACGGCATACGTGATGAAGGATAGTGCTACAACTTTGTCAATGGTGGATTACGATGGAGTAAAAAATGGTCAGAATAACGCTAATGCAGTTTCCGACTGTGATTTTCCTGCTCTTTTTGAAACACACTGGAAAAACTGGCTTAAAATGAGATTAAGCGGGCAGGAGTTTTCTTGGAGCTATGACGTTAACATCGAAAAATTCTCTCAGTACAGAATAAAAGACTATATATACGCATATAATAATGTGCATATTATCAAGAACTGGAGCAAAGAAAAAATATCACCTGATACTTACCGGGTAGAATTTACAACAGAAACGATAAGTTAAATAAACCCTCGGTTGAGGGTTTATTTTCGTAACCCAATCTTGAGATTTCTTTGTTTTTCCAGAAGATCTTCTTTGTAGTCTACAGCATATACCATAGTTGTCGTTTGCGTTGTATGTCCCAGTGCCTTTTGGGCCTCGGGAATTCCATATTCCTTTGTGATATAATTAGCAAACGTATGGCGTAGCGAGTACATATCGGCTTTTATTCCTAGTTTTCCTTTTACCCATCTTCTGTATTTATTCGATAAAGACCATTCAGTACAGGCTTCGTCACCTGGTACCAGATCGTTGCAAAAAAGATATTTATCATCTTTTTCTGCCTCTTCCAAAAGTTCTTTCCAAAGGTGACTTACATTAACGTTTATAGGTTTTAAAACCTCATGATATCTTTTGCCTTTTTTCTCGAAGATTTTGAAGTATTGCTTTTCAAAATGAATATCAGAAATTTTTATATCTCTGAATTCCGTTATCCTTGTTTGCGATGCATAATACATCGTTAGAATTCTCCACAGCTTATAATTTATGCTTTTTAGTTCCTCGAACTTTTCGAGATCATCTTCTCTGAAAATCGTACGGATTTTTGGAGTATGCGGACGTTTTTTTATAAAATGCAGGAAATTATGCTCGAAGATATCCAGATCTACAAAATAATTAAACAGAATCCCCAGATAAGTTTTAACCTTATTGTATCTGTCATTCGAATATCCTTTACTGAGAAGAAAATCTAAAACAATCCTTATGTCTTTCTTTCTAATTTCTCCGATCGGCTTATTCGATATTCCGATTTTTAAAGAAGCTTCGGTAACAATTTTCAATGTATCTTTTATTGCTTTTATCGTCGATGGGACAAGCTTTGTTTTTTCAAAAGCAAAATTTAATGCCATAATGAATGGCGTATCTTCAGATACAGCGTCTTCCATTTCATCATAAGATTCTGTAATCGGATTATAGCCTCGTCTTAAATTCTCCTCTTCAAGAGCGATTAAGTATCTCGTAAGTTCTTGCTTTTCTTCAAGAGTTTTACAGCGATTCATGCCCTTTAATCGGATGGTATGTCCCAAAGGATATTCCGGACAATAAAAAACATAACGGATCTCCCAAATCTTTTTAAGATTGGTTTTGATTTGTTTATCCCATGATATCGGGTAAACTTTAATTGTTGAATAGTGCGAGTTCAT